CGCTCCTCCCGACATCGCGTAATATTTGGGTGTACCAGTCGTTGTTTCCTCGGCATCATATTCTCTAAGATAACTAATATCTTTCTTAATTAAGAAGCTATTAGCTCCTGTCGCTACTGTCGTTGAAGTATAAACTTGAAGAGCTCTGACAAATAAAGTCCCTGCTGGAGCATAAACATTATCTTTCGAAGCAGTTAAATTGCCTATCATTTCTTTTCGATCGGCATCAATGGGAATTTCTCTTTGTATTCTAAGTTCAGAGTTATCAATGAATTGATCGGTAATTGTACTGGATAGTACTGAAGTTCCTACTTCCGTGTAATTCTGAATTGCTGTTGTGAGTGTTGAGTATGTAAATCCTGCCATATTATGCCTCTAAAGTTGCCGGACCAGCCGAACAATTATTGCCTCCTCCTGATACTCCTCCACTTGTAGCAGTGTCTGTATCCACAGTAAAGTAGTAGAAATTATCGGTTGCTGTTACATCGCCATCGGAATCTCTTTTTCCAACCGTAATTGAATAACCAGCAGATTTTGCAATATTCGATCCACTAATACCATCAAAAGTCACTGGATTTTGAAAACCATCAGCATCGGAACTTGTCCATACTGGTCCTCTAAATCTAACGGTATCACTGGTATCTCTGCCATGACTTCTTTCATAAACATTAATATAAGAAGATCCTGAAGCAATCGTTGAAAAAGGATCAGGTCCTAAAATAGCTAATGCATCTGTTTCTGCTCTTGCAGGTTTTGCATACCTTAAGCCATGTCCTTCCGCACCAAACCCTCTTGGCTCTAATTGTGGATGTTTTGCTTCAAATTCAGATATATGTACTAACATACCATTCCATTCTTTAACCATTTCATTATATGGAAATTCCATTCCACTTCTATCTGATATTGCTTTAGCGTATTTTCCTCTTGCAAATGCCATAGTTAACCACTCGGATAATAAGATTCTGGAGTTATATAAGTACTTGTAGAAGATCCATCTTCTGCCAGAGCTCTTTTTAATTCGTCTTCATATAATAATTTTAATTCTTGCACTCTTTGAGGTGCATATTTTTGAGCTAAATAAAATGATAGCCCTGATGCCATACATGGTACAAAACGATAAGGTACGTCTGTTGCATCGGTATAAGTTGCATCTGCGTCTTGAATTCTTTTTACAAAAAACATGTGAACAGCTTTTGCTGCATTAGAAGAATCGGGTGTTGGATAAACAGTTACAGTTGTTTTATCAACAAGTCTTTGAACAAAATATCTAGTAGGAGTTCCCTTAGATAATTTATTAGCGAGTCCAGAATAAGTTGATCGATCTGTTTTTGTTAAAGCAGAATCAGCTTGATCAGTATCTCCTTTATCAGCTCTAAGTGTAGCTTCTAAAACATCTGCTATTCCATAAGTAGATGTTCCACTTGTTCCACCTGCAGTAACAGCACTTGTTCCGTCACTTGATGCTCTATAAAAAATATATTCAGCCTGACCTTCAATTAGATCAATATTAGTGTTGCCTACTTCCCAATAGTGCAAACCTCTATTGCCCCATTCTTGAAAAAGAATGTTTAAAGATCTTCTTGCAGTTGCTAATTGAAATCCAGCTACGGATTGTAAACCAATCCGTTCGTAAGCTTCTTCTATAATTTCATCAACAGCGAAAGTCTTGTCGAAAGTAACTGTTCCAGAAGTAGTATTTGCCATGGGCTACCTCCTAATATGACTTACTTAACTCTAGAATAATTGTATACGCATCATTAGCTGTATGATGTAAAGTTGTTAAATCAATATCACCAGTAATACCACCACCAGCATTATTTTTAATTCCACCAAAAGATCTAAAATCAAAATGTCCATTAGTAGGTTCTAAAGTTATTCCGGCACCTAAAATTAATCCTTTAACATTAGATGAAGCATCCCATTCTAGATCAATTCTCATGCCTGAGATTGCATACCATACTTGTGTAATATGAACTCTTGTACACGTAGCACCATCTCTTGATGAAGTTGCCAAAGCTGAAACATCAACTTTTTTTACTGATGCTTCACCTGAACCATCAGAGATATTTGTAAATTTCATTACAGCTGTTCTATCGCCATCTGATAAAGTTTGACTTGTTACTGCGTCTGCCATTTTTCCTCCTGTTAGAGAGAAGGGGCCGAAGCCCCCGCTCTATTAAAGTTTATTTATTACTCGAATATTAGTCTACTTATTGCACAATAACTAACATCCAATGCTGCTGCTCCATCGTTTCCTTCAATTCCAATGTATGGAATTAAATCCACATCGTTAGTTATAGCTGCTGATTTATCGTTTCCTTCAACAACCGCTGTACCACCTGTACTGCCAGATGTACCTGTAATGTTGTATTGAACACCATTTACAAACATTGACAGTTTTCTGTTACTATCAGACGATATTTTCAAATGATAGTTTGTACTTGCCGCTACTGTGATAGGTAATCTACTAATATAATCAGTACCACCAATACTATGAACAAAGTGTAGTAAAGTAAAGTCAGTCATTGATTGACCAGAGTTATCCGCATCCGTTAAGAATGTGAAATATGCTTGTTCAGTATCAGTCGCAACTTCTGGAACGTTGGTTTTTTTCAACCCCGCCCAAATATTTTGATTATCAATAGCCGCACTTGTTCTGATGCAAGCTTCCCACGTAACTTGGTTTTCAGTACCCCACTTGACACCTGTCCAAGCAGTTTGTCCACTGTCTAAGTGTGGAGCTAAAATTGCTTGGTCTTGATCAGCGCCTGCTGTTGTTAACGTAACCACTGCAGAAGTAGCGCTTCTAGTAGCTAACGCTGTAGTCATGTTAGTACCTAGTACTTCAAAGTTATTGTTTTTACCTGTTGCTGTTGAACCAGCTTTAAAAACTTTAACTGTTAATGTTCCAGATCCAAGGTCTACCGCACTACCTGTGAAGTTTCCTAAAACAACTGTAGCTACGTTTGATGCTGTTACTGATGCCGTTATAGTTAAGTCTGTAACATCAATACTCATTGTTGCTACCGCATAGTCTCCTAGTGCTGCGCCTGTAACTGTTACGTCTTCTGCTGCTTCATTGCCGTCATCTATGCTGCCCCAGTCTTTTGTTTCTGAGCCTTGTAGGTAAGCGTTAAGAGCAGGAAGTTGATTAAAATACTCATCAAGATAATATCTTCGAGAGTCTTTCAATCCGTCACCGATCGTTCGATCAGAGACTAGTCCTGTGGATGCAGCTTTACTGATAACTTTAAAATTGTTCTCAGATCGTACTGATCCATTAAACGTTGTGTTTGCCATAATATTCCTCCTAGAATATAATAAATGTAGTCCCTAGGGGATGTCGACTATACGCGTCTACATTTATTTTTTTTAAAATTTGTATAGTGGTGAATTTATATGTTATTTTTATATAGAGTGCAAGGGATCCCTGCATAAAAGTACGATTTCAGCGATGTGGCGTTTATCTAAGTTGCCACAGAAACTTGGGGGGCAGAATTTTGAACTGCGTTTTCAACATCGGCAATTCTACGTTCTTCCAGTTTGATCTCAGTAATAATACCTTTAATTGTATTATCAATTTCGACCATGTTAAGAGTATATTTGCCATTTTGCTCATACTCCAACTGCCACCTCAACTCCAAGGACCTTTTCTGTTTGTATAGGTCTTCGGTCATGATTAACCTCCTCATAGGTTATTCTGTTGGGAATATCTCTAAACATTCCTGTTGTTTCCCACTTTATAGACTTTTCTCCTAGTTTGTCAAGGATTGATTTCTCTATAGATTCACGATTATCCTCTGCTAAAACTTCAAATTTAGCATGATAATCATAAGCCCATATATTAACTAGAAATTGTCTCATTTTTCTTTCTAAAATTAAATTGTGGCGGAACTGTGTCCGCCACAAAATATTATTTTATTATGCTCCCGGTGATCCGAAAATACCTCTCCAGTCGGAGAACCCAAATGAGTATCTCTCTCTAGCTTTGTATCTTACGTTTCCAGTTGTAAAGTCGCCTTCCATAGCTGTTTTTAATGGTGCTCTCACAAAATGTTTAAGACCATTAGGTACATCTGTTTTAATGAACCAAGCATCTGTATCAGTTAAGTAATGATTCACGGCATAGCCTTGTGGAATCATTCCCATAGATACAACTGCATTGATATCATTATCAGCTGTTCCAACTCTTTGTGTTGACTTCATAAGTCTCTCAGCAGTAAATTGTAAAGCTGAAGGCACAATTAATTTCATACCTTTAGCTGCAATTTTTAAACCTCTTTCATCTGTAAGAGCTGCAATGTCAATTAATGCTTGCTCCAAAGATGTTTCGTTAAGGTCTGCTGCTGTAGTTAACTCATTCTGTTCAGTTCCAGAAACGATAGGGTGATCAGTAGCTAAAAGCTCCTTACCATCTCCACCATTTGCTGTTCCGAACCCGTTGTTCAACACCTTAGCTGCTTTCACTTGTTTAGTGTTAGCCATTGATCTCGCTAAAGCTTTTGTATATCTAGACGCAAGTCTATCGTACAAATTATCCTCGATCGCTTCTTCAGTGATCGCGAACGCTAAAGCAAGCGTTTCGTGTGTATAACGAGCGGTGAAAGTTTCTTGAGCATTGTCAAATGAAACTCCCGTTCCTTCTGCTTTGATTGGTGCATTTGCGAAACCAGATAACATTACTTCTTCTTCAAAAGCTCTGTCACTGTTTTCAGTGTCAAAAATCTCCGCATGTTCGTTAGCATAGTTTTTGTATTCCAAGCCGAATAGTGCATTCAAACCTGGCTCTAGTTCTTTTACTAGTTGTCCTCTTGATATAGCCATTTTTTATTCTCCTATTCTGCTATTATACGCCAGTTGCGGTCATATAGAAATGTTCGTTGATGATCACTTTAAAATTACAATTAGCTGCTGTTAAGTCGCTATTGTCAGGATCATCCGAAACTCCGATAATTCGCAAGTTGGCTGTTGTTTGTGTGTCTGATGCGTCCGCTACTTCAGTTTTAGAAACAAAATGCGGAGTAACACCTGCTGCAACAGAAACGTCGGCGTTTGTGAAAACGTCTAGTTGTTGAGTTGCGCCTGTTGCTGCCGATTGTACTTCATAAACTTGAAATGGGTCATCAGTTATAAAAGCTTTGATATCAGTAGCTGCATTTGAAGCAACTAAGTGATTAGCAAAGGTTGGTTTATTTGTTGAAGAGTCAGTATAAAACACACCCTGACAAGAGCCCAAAAGAACTCCGTTATTAGTAGCTGCGCCTATGCCAACAGTTCCTGCTGCCAAAGCAATCATAAGATCGTTTTGAGCAAAAGCTGAAGCACATGCTGCCACTTCATATTCAGTAGCTGCGTTATTATCTGCTGACTGTCCAATTTTGCCTAGGGGTTTTAATCCGAAAGCTGCGTCTTGGTTTGCCATATTATTTTCTCCGTTTGTTTACCAAAGGTAAACGGTTAATTTATTCGTTGGCAAAAATTACTAAAAAATTATTAGTCTTTTTTTGTACCACCGAAGGTTACACGGGTCTGTCTATCAATATCGATAGGCATTCCTGGGTGCTGTTCCTTCATAAGGTCATCATTGATCGCGTCGTCTTTTTGTTGTGTAAGGTTATCAAAATACTCCTTACGCGATTTAACTAACTCTAAAGATATCCTAGCCAGCAATAGTCCGCCAACTCCGATCACTCCCTTGTACTTACCTGTATCAATCGCTGGATAATCTGTGTCAGGGTATTCATCAGCTCTCACTAATTCGTAACCTGATCTCAGTTTACCGGCCATGTTTTTTGTATCGTCAAAACCCATAGACTCGGCTCTTATCCATCTATGATGGTACCCGTCTGGTGCAGGGGGTGCATCTAAAGATGACGGTGGAGTCCAAACTGTTTTTTTAGCTGTCTTATCTCTTGTTTGACTCGCACGGGAAGTTTTTATTTTATCTGTACTCATATGCTTTACGCCTCCTTCGTGAATTGTTTTTGTTTCGCATATTCTTCAAGTGGCACACCTAATTTTTTAGCGATTGCTACCTCTGAGGATGTGAGTCTCACAGTATTGCGACCAGGTCTTACACTTCGCGTCGCTGACGCTACTGTTTGTGTAACTTTTGTCGATTCCTTAGGTTCAGTTCTATCAAATTTATGTGGGAAGTCAATACGTATTCTTTTATCTACTTCAGCATAATATTCTTCCGAATTTGGGTCAAACCCCTCTTGCTCTGTTAGTTTTTTATGTAAATCAAAAGCAGTATACGTCATTGCTGAATCTTGTCCAAACCATGGATTTTTTTCAGCCCATGCTTCTGCTTTTGGGTCTGCTGGAGGTGTTTGTAAAGATTGATCTAAAGAAGGTGTTCCTTTTGACAGTTTCATCCTCTCTTTAGTTGCTTCAGCTTGTGCTTTTAAAGCGGTAACTCTTGCTTCTTCAACACCAATTTGAGCAATCATTTTCTGCGCGTCTACTTCCGCATTAATATCATTTGCTTCTCTTGCTGCTGCAAGTTTTGCTTTAGCTGCTTCTAATCCAGCTACAACTTTGTCCTCCATTGCACTAACATAATTAGGTTCTAATTTTGTTAGTCTATTTTTCAAATGAGAAAGTTCTGCTTGACCACCTCTGGCATAATCTAAAGCGGCTTCTTTTTGCCTTTCAGCTTCTCGCCACTTTTTAGTTAGTTTAGCAATTCTCTTTTGAACACCTTCACTGTATTGTTCTAGTTCTTCTTTTTTCTCGTCACT